AACCCCACATGTGACACCTGAGAAGACTAAGAGGATTTTGGCCCTCGATCGTAGAACTTACAGGATATATGCCAATATATCTTTAGTGTCACATTTTTTATTTTAATTAATAGAGGTTTATGAATAAACAACCACACCCTATTGCTATTGTTGGAATGTCTGGCAAAGGCAAAACAATGGCTTTCAGGAACATGAATCCTGACACATGTGGATACATAAATTCTGAGTGTAAACCTCTACCTTTTGTTAACAAATTTAAACATTACGCACTTCCCAAAACTTGGCAGGAAACTTATCAACAACTTATCGAATACGCAAAAAATGATACCATAACAGAGGTAGTATTAGATAGTTTCTCAGAATACGTAGACAGTTTACTGAAAACCGCTAGAGAAAAGTTTAAAAACTTTGATATCTGGAACTTTTACAACGAAGAAATTGGAAAATTAGTATTTTTAATTAAACACTATAATAAAGATATCTTTGTTATTGCTCACTCTGCAAATGTAGAGACTGAGACAGGAGTATCAGAAAGACGAATAGCAGTTAAAGGTAATGAATGGAACAAAGCAGGTGTAGAAAAAACTTTTACTATTGTACATTTTGCTGATGTAAGATTAGTAGATGGTACAAAAAGAGAGTATATTTTACAACTTAATTCAGATGGAAGAACATCTGCAAAAACACCACCCATGTTCCTACGTGAAGGAGAGGACGCAATCCCAAATGATTGTAATGAATTCCTCAAAAGAATACGTGAAACTTTAAACCAATAAATAACGATGAGTTACAATACTAAAGACATTCCTGCAGATAGTACTGGAGTTAGATTTATGGACTCCGGTATTCATGAAAATGTCGAACTTACAAATATTAGGTATGACAAAAGCCCAAAAGAAGGCAATAAATTTCTAGCCTTTGAGTTTAAAAACGAAAGAGGACAAGAATTAGCACATACCGAATGGGAACCTAGAGATCAGGACGAAACACGTCTAAATCAAAAGATTACCAACCAAATTAAAAGAATCAAACATATTGCAAAGCGTTATATGCCCGAAGATTCCTTTAATTTTGAAGCAAATGATTTTGAAGGCTTTGCTTTAAAGACTATCCAATTATTTGGAGATCTTTATAAAAACAAAAAAGTACGAACTAAAGTCGTATATTCTAACAGTAATTACACCTCTCTTCCTAATTATGTTCCTTTTATAGAAGAAATGAGCGTACCAAAGGAAGAATCAAAGCTTGAAATATTAAGCATTGATAAAATGATACGGGATAAAGCTGACAGAGAGACACCAGTAACTAATCCTTTAGATGAATTACCTCCTATAACAACAGGAGGACTACCATTTTAAGGACTAGTATTATATATATTCAAGGGGCAGGGTGTGTAACCTTGCCCTTTTATTTTCGTATACAATATACTAATGACATGGAAAACTAAAGATATAACAGATGAGTTATCCTTGGAAGGAATACTCAAAAAAACAACAGAGTTTGACTTGTATTCTTATTACCTTGGAGAAAATATACAATTAGGTAGAGCTATATCATCTCCATTTAGAGATGACAATAATCCATCTTTTGTATTTTTCAAAGGTAAAACGGATAATAAACTTATGTGGCATGATTTTGCAACAGGTGATTCAGGAGATATAGTCAAATTTGTTAGAGACATATTTAATTTTACTTATAATAAAGCATTAAAAAAGATATATGAAGATGTATGTAAAAATAAAATATCATTTAGTGTGCAAGGTATATCAGTAGCAAAAGACTTAAAATCTGTTAAGACCATTATTTCCATTAAAAGGAAAAACTTTACTAAAACTGATAATGATTATTGGGGACAATATGGTTTAGATAGAAATGATTTAAAATTCTTTGAAGTATATCCAATTTCACACTTCTGGATTAATGAAACACCTCAACCATATACCTATACCAAAAAAAATCCTATGTACGCATATAAAATGTACAATAAGTTTAAAATATATCGCCCATTAAGTTCTAATAGAAAAAATAAATGGAGAACTAATACCAATTCTAATGATATAGAAGGTTGGGCTCAGTTACCTCGAAAAGATAAACTTCTAATTATTACAAAAAGTCTTAAAGATGTAATGGTATTATACAAATTAGGATATAATGCTATAGCTCCAGGTTCAGAATCTGCTAATATACCAATCGAAATAGCACATCAACTACGAGAAAGATTTAAAAAGATAGTTATCTTGTTTGATTATGATGATGGTGGTATGAATGGAGCAAGTAAACTTAGTGACAAACATAATTTTCCTAAAGTATTTATTCCATATGAATACAAAGAAATATATAATGCCAAAGATGTAAGTGATTTCTATGTAGAATTTGGTAAAGAAAAAACAATAAAAATACTTAAAAACATACTAAAATGATTATACTAAGAGCTATATTACAAGGTATAGTAGATACCATATTATTACCCGTAACTTTACTACAGTGCATAAGTATTTTTAGCATAAGAGTCAGAGGAATATGGGCAAAATTAACACAAGACGCAAGAATAAGAGCAATGTTAAACAGAAAATAAGAAATGCACAAGCTCTATCTTATTATGGTATACAGTTCAAAAGCAAACTTGAATTATATACATATAAAAAATTAAAAGAGGCAAATATAAGGTTCGGGTATGAAAAACACAAGTTTGAATTACTCGAAAAATTTGATTACAACGGTAAAAGTATGGAGATGTTTAAACGCAATGGTGTCAAGATTTTTGATTGGCAACGTCCACATATACGAAGCATGAGTTATCTTCCTGATTTTGCTGACCTACGAAACAAATGGATAATCGAATGTAAAGGACACCCAAACGATGCTTTTCCTATCAAATGGAAAATGTTTAAAAAATATATGAATGAAAACCATCCAGGATTTACTTTATATATGCCTAGAAACCAAAAACAAGTTGATATTACAGTACAACACATTAAGGATAATGACAAAAAACTATTACGACGTAAAAGCAGTTAGTCATACTTCTTTATCATGGTTTCAAAATTCTCCACAGTATTTCAAAAAAATGTTCGATAAGGAACTAGAACAAGAATCATATCCTTGGATGGACAAAGGTACACAAATTCATATGTTTCTATTAGAACCTGACAAATTCAACAAGAATTATACACAACTAGACTATGAAACTCCTAGAACTGAACAACAGAAAGCCTTTTGTCAAAAGGTATTTGATGGTAAACGGAAAAATAAAAGTCCTAGTGACATTTATAAAGAAGTCTACTCAGCAAAGAGTAAATCTGAGGAAAAAATTACGAAAGAAACTGAAAATCTACTTAAGAAGTTCGAACCGTATATTGAATACTTACAAAAATCACAGAATTACAGAGACATTCTACCACAGAAACAATGGGAATTGTTAATTGATATACAAAAAGAAGTTTTAACACACAACGCAGCTAGTAAACTATTGGAAGATAATGATAATACTCACAATGAGTATGCCATTTATTTCAAGGATGTTAATACAAATTTAGATTGTAAAGCATTAATTGATAGAATCATAATTGATAAAGAAAATAAGGAAATTACCCTTATAGATATCAAAACTACCAACACATTAAAAAATTTTAAAGATAAGGTTAGGGAATTCAACTATGATAGGCAACTTGCTTATTATTGGAGAGCTATCTTTCACCAGTTCAAAGATGAAATAGATGAAAAGTATACATTCAAAACATACATCATCGTCATTTCTACAATAACACTTATAGAAGTGAAAGTACTAGAAATTCCTGAAAATCTGCTACGTGAAGCAGACGACGAAATAAACCGATTAATGTTAAGATTATCATGGCACTTTGAAAATGATTCATGGAAATATAATAGAGAATACTATGGTAATAAAGGAATAGAAAAATTATAATGGACCCACTGAAACTAAAAGTCAATTTAACAACGGCATTTATGTTGCCAATGTTATATGATCAAAGTTTCAAACATTCCGATATATTAACAAACACTTTCATTGATACATATATAGCAGACCTAGACAAGCCAGAAAATGACAATAAATTAGTTGTTAGGTATGCTACAATTACAGATTTACCATCATGGACAGACACATATTCACTTTACACTAGTGAAGATGAAAGTATGATGGTAATTTACGAAGTACCTGAAATTTATATGGATGAATATGGAAAATTTCTTATAGGAGATTATTCTAAATTTAGTAAAAAATATAAAGAACAGATACTTAAGTTTTGGGAGGCAGATAAATATACTTTTATATACGGTGTATTGTATAAACATAAAGATGAATTAAATAACTTTATGATGGAAACACTTGAT